GAGGGGTCATGGAAGGGGTGGCCATTCATCTCTCACTCGTCAGGCGCGCTTGTGCGCTTGCTTCGAGCCCTTTTTCATCGACGGATGCATCATGTTGTCGGATTTCATGTCGGACTTCAGGGCCAGCTTGCGCTTGCTGCCACCTAGCTTGACTAGGTTGCCCGTGAGGCCACCGGACTTGGAACGCTTACCGTACGCCATTGCAATCTCCTTATCGAATGAGGAAGAGGGGATACCCGCAGTGAATATCCCCGCTCCGGTTGACCCTTACTGCCGGGGAGCGCTATCTGCCTTCCTAGTTGCAGTCCGCACTCGTTTCCGGGTCAGGGATTATTTCTTGCCGTGTTTCTTGCCGCGCTTCCGGCGATTGGCTACGACTTCATTCAACATGGTCAGGTGTCCTTTCTCGGCGATCCGCTCAACGCAAATACAAAAAGCCCGCACGACGCATGTTCCTCGGAGGAGGTTCACGGTGTCTGTGCGGGCCGTTCGATGTCATGCTCGGGAGGAGCAGGAGTCGAGTGAATCCCGTTGGTTACGAATGGAGTAGAGAACAGGTACTAGGATGCTGTCAAGCTAATTCTATTAGGTGATGTCGAAACTTACTTCTTCGCGCACTCGGATTGCGGTAATGCCGCCTTGGCCTAGGTCGAGGATGAGGCGTCCCGTGGTATGAGATTCGCGCAACGAGGCCAGTAATTCGGTGAGGTCGCAATGGCTGTCGTAGAAAGTTTCGCGCACGAAGGTCGAGCTATCGCGCGTCGGCGGGAAGTAGCTGGCCGGGGCTAGGATGCGGTCGAAGAAGCGGGTGAGGGTCATCCTGATGTCGAGATGGTGCTTCGCGCACCGCCCTCTTTACTTTTTATCTCGGGCGGCTTGGCGTTAGTGGCTGGACGACCCTCTGGCTGCTTGCCGGGACCAGCCGCACCGGGAGGCTGGCCAAGGCCGACGGATGCGCCGATGGCCTGCAAGCGCGCGGCATACTCCAAGTCAGCCTCCTGCTCCGAGTGGAATTTCTCAAGGACCGTGTTGCCCTCGAAGGTACCGTAGTTCGGCACGCCCCACGGCTCGACGAGGGTCTCGCTGTCAATTTTCGCGCCAGCCTTTTTTAACTGGACGAGGCCGAGCTTGAAGGTCATCTGCCCCATTTCATGCAACGTGTTAGGCATGATGAGGAACCTGAGGTTGTCGGCAAAGTTACGCGCGCGGGAGATGGTGCTGGCGGCGGACGCGCGTTCAGGGTCCTCGCCGGGCATGTGCGAGGGGATGAGCGTCGCTGGGTCGTAGTCGAATACCTCCGGCGAGATTCCGTCAAGGCCGACGTACTGCATCACGCGCGGGGTGTTCATGTACTGGAGCACGAGATATTTCACCATGGAGCCGATGTCGCGCATGGGAGGCTCCATGCTGCGGGACATTTCCTCGACGATGGGACCGTTGGCTTCCATTATTTTTTCAATGTCGTCCATGGAGCCGATGGCACGCAGCTTGGCGAGGGCTTGGATATCGTGGATAGCCATTTGCGCGTCGAGCGTGTTAGTCAGGAGTTCGCGGAACTGGAGCGAGGTCGGGTCGATTTTGATGATGGCTTCGGGGACGATGGGCGTGAATGGCGGCTTACCTGGCTCGGTGGCGTTGCCGTCGTAGCCATAGCGCCCGCGCGGCATCATTGGGTCTAGGGTGCGGGCCTCCCTCTCACTAATCGCATTCGTATCGTATGCCAGTGACATATCAAGCTGGCTGACGCATTTGTCCATGTTACCGCGGTCGATGGTCTTGATGGCTTCGTTGATTTCGTAGCCGTCGTGCACCAGCGAGAAGCCAAGTGGCTCCCACGGCCACGCGTCCATGCAAAATGATGCCAGGGGAAGCATACCGTGCCAGTCAAAGGAGGGGCCGTCGTACAATTTGGTCTGCTCGGTCGAGATGAGCAGACGGCGGTATGGATAGAGGCGTGCGTCGTTCTCGTCGGCTTTGCGATAGATGGCAGTGCCGGAGCGAGGGTCGATGCCGATGGGGATGTCCTGCTTCAAGGCGGGGACTGTGTAGGACCACGATGAGCCTGGCTCGCCCATGGTGATCGGCGCGCTCGTAGTATTTATCGTGAGGTCTATTACATAGGTATAGCGGATAGGGATGAGGAGTTCGCTCAGGGCTTCGCTGCCCGGCGAGCGAGGCGCGCGTCCGAATATCCGTTGGAGCAAGTTGCCCTGGGCTGCATGGCGGACGCCGTCGTTCATGTACCAGTAGCGGGAGGTGGATGGCTTGAGCTGGGCCTGGTGCTGCGGGAACATGCCGTGGGCCATGGCGATTGGCATTTCGTCTAATATTGTGACGGCGTAGGCGTTCTGGAAATTGCCGTCGGATGGGAGCTGGACCGGGAGGACGCAGGGCGCACCATAGGCGAGCAACTCGATGTTCCCGCGACCCGTGCCGTACATGTTCCGGCGGTACACCGGGCGAATCCAGCCGCGCGCGGTCGCGGCAGCGTACCGGAGGGCGTCCTTGATGCGCAGGTCGAAGAATTGTTCGAGGTAGATGGCGCGGGTGGTTAGGTTCATCATCGCAGCCGACGACTTGTAGGCCTTGTTGTCGGAGTGATATCCCCACATCGGGCGCAGCTTGGACAGGGTGCCTACGACCTCGCGGATGTTGCGCTTGAGGCGGTTCGGGCTGAGCTTGGAGCGGTAGTCGGAGGCTTGCGAGCGCGGGGAGGTGTCTGTACCTGAAATTACGTCAAGGGCCTTGCGGAAGTCGGTCTGGCCCCGTTGATTTTTAATCCAGGCGATTCCTTCCTCCGTCGCACCATTGGCCCATCCAATTATTTTATGGTCGGGGGCCGCTGCGGGCGGAATAGACCAGTCGTAATATTCGATGTTGGGATTGAACTGGAGTGGGCTGCTCACGATTTGATTTCCAGTCGGTCAAGGTTAACTCGCTCGCTATCCATAGGGCGGTCTTTGGGAGTATCGAAATGAAGCGCATGGAGGTAAGTGGTCCGTTCCAGCCAGCGCTGCTCGTACTGCGCGAGCTTGTCATCGCTCAACTGGATGTAGAGGCGCAGGTATTCCTTTTCGTATTCGCTGGCATCGCTGGACTTGATTCGCGCATAGAATTTGTCGCGGATGGCCTGGCGGCGGTAGGCGGTGGATAGCTGGTCGCGGATGCCCTCGCGTTCGGCTTCAATGTGGTCTTGTTCCTGGAGGCGGCGTTCGAGGGCGCGCGCTTCCGGTAATGTGCCTGCCTCGCAACGCATCCAGCCATCCGGTGTCGGCTGAGCAGTGTACGCAGCTAATATTAATCTGCCGTCGGCATTGCGGAAGTACACAACTGGTTCAATTTGTCCTGGCGCACGCATCGTTAGTTCCTACTCATGTGAATCATGACTACGCAATTCAGCCACACGAGGGCGATATAGCTATTCGGGTCTCGCCATCGCGCCAAGTCCAGCATCAGCGTCTCCCCACATGCGGACTATAAATAACATCATCTAGGGTCATGGGGCGAGTGTTATCTGTCAGCACGCTCCCCGGCAGTACATTGCCTCGGTAGGGGGAGAGGTCGAGGCGAGGCATGGCCTCGGCGATGTCGATACGCTTTTTGCTACGGGATGTCATGGGGTCAGTGTCGTGCGGCGGGAAAATTGAGAGTGCGGCTGAGAAAATGCGGTCATCGTTGGACTTGTCATCATGCTCCAAGCGCTCCTTACCCTTGGCGGTAGGGTGATTCTCGAAATGCCGCATCTCCTCGATGAGCCAGGGCGAGTTGACCTTGGCCCAGCCGGTTTTCACCCAGTGGACAAAGGTGCCGATGAGAATGGGACGGGACCAGCCCCAGGTGTACCAGCCGGGTTTCGCGCTGCCTTTCTTCATTTTCTGGATGCGCCGGGGGGATTGGTCGTAGCGGGGCATTTTGTGGAAGTTGGTGTAGCCCAGGAGGCCCATTTGGTGCTGAGCGACGTCCCCGACGGCTTCGACTTGTTCGATGGACACGTAGGGCTCGCGCCATTTAGTGGCTCCCATGTTCATGTGCTTGGCGTAATAGGCGGCGATACAGAGCACGAACGCGAATGACTCCACGTGCGAGACCCAGGACGATGCGAACTCGGCGACCTGGACGTCGGGCATCGCGCCGAAGCCCAGCGCCCAGACGTTGATAGCGGTAGAGTCATCACCGCCGCCGCCAGCAGTGTCCA